ATGTAAAGAACATGTATGTGTGTGAAAATTAACACCAATTGCGAGGATATCCACCCTCGTAATAGGTATACAAATGGATTGTCGGAGGATTCAAATACCAAAACAGAGTGAAATCAACTCCAGCCTTATGATAAACATCAATAGTGGGCTGAAAGTCGAGGTTAGTTGCAACTGGCGTATCATCCAGTTTAAGGTCATAATCAATCCTTGGGCACTGGATGAGTTCATTCGTACCAGGCGGGTAAGGAGGAAAAGATGTTTTGTTCCAAGGTAAATCCTCAGACTTGTTTGCAGTCAAGTAGTTCGCAATAGGGTTAGTAGGAAGCATCCTATTGTTACTATAATACGGGACCACCGCATTAACAACATCTACCTTATCAGGGTTCGTAACGGCAATGCCAGACAGGCCCTTTGAAGTTCGCGATATAAGCGAGTTAGCTATGTTCAAAGACTGATAACCCAGTTGATTATTGGACACTGGCAACGTTGTGGCGGAAAAACTACGGAAACGCCAGATCAAAGGACTCCACACTGAGGTGTGTTCGACGTAGTCGGTTATGCTATTGGCGACTCGAGAAATGGAGAGACTCTTAAACACGCCATAAGATGCATTCCAAGCACCAGTATGTGGTTTTGAGCCATCAGCCTTAGCAATGTAGACAGTGCCACCACGCCAACCAACATATGAACATGAAAAATATGCAGTGGGTGTCATCGTCTTCGTATTCTGATTACCCACAATATCGGCATTAGTCGTTGCATTATTCTTAATCAACATACCGGTATTTGGGTAACTAGGACCAACAGGCACAGGGAAATTACCAGTCACATATGGCAAGTTCGGAAGATAAATGGAACCGCACAAACCAGTTATTCTGTCATAGTAATCAGTGGAACTGCTATTTGTGATGGTTGGAATATCGGTAAACTGCGACTTAGGCACTTGTTTAGGAGTAACCGTGCTAAATCTGGAGTAAAACGTAGTCCTATGAAGGAGCTGTCTAATAGACCTAGCAACTTCACCTACATATATAACATGCTTAGTCGGTAGTTCCACTACCTGCGGTGCTTCTGCATGAACAATTTCCTCATCCGGAGCATTCGCCAGATCATCGCCACTCTGCAACTGGTATAGAGAGACGGGGTACTCAAGCTCCATGGGCGAAAAATACTCAACCTCAGCACAATTCACGGAACATATTATGGAAGCTCCATACGACACATCATTAGACGTAAGAGGATTGAGCACGGACACAATAATACTTCCATTATGAAGGGCATCTCTATACATAGGCGTCGAGCCAGACGGATTAGACACCCATGTATTGGACCTGGCGGCAGGACCAGGATTGTCTCCAGCTTGAGAAGCAAGGCCAGCAATTCCGCCAGTACGTAACATTGCGATGGGTGCCATCCACGGTACTTCAAACTCAAACGTTGGGTCTGTAGAAATGTCCCAAATCTTGTTTATGGTGCGTGGCCCAGTGTAGGCTGCCGAACCACCTCCACCATAACCATCAGGATCATAGGAGATCATAAGGCGACCACGGTGGAATTGGGAAGCAACGACAGTAAACTTGAAAACCATCTTACCAGACCAAAACTGAAAGACAGTGCCAATTTGACAACCTGGAGTCATCTGGACAGCGGCTGCATTAAGGCCAGTGGCTGATCCTGTATATGGAATGTTAACAGCCATCATGGGCGTGATACTTTGCACCAGCAATGCAGATTCAACCGCATCAGTACTAATCCAATCTAGCACGTCATAATCAACATAACGGCCCACAATATGAGAAATGGTCATGTGATCCACACCATCTAATCCAACAGTCCGTGAATCAACGGTAGTCTCATTCTTAGGATCGAGTGCCAGTTTGTCCTGTTGCACACTAATTTCTGGTGACGCAAAGTTAGACATGAAGTTGGGTGCATAAGACACGACATCTTTAATCACTGGCGGGTTCGAAAAACCAAACCACCTAGCAAGAGTCGAAGCACCTGCCATCACTTTAGAAGTGGCCATTGCATAAGGTTTAATGACTGGTATGAAGGACAACAGCCCAGCAGCCTTCGACATTGCTGACATTGCTGTGGAGACTGGCCTATCCCTATATTCGTCCTCACCGGACTGCATAACATAAGACGGACCGGCCACCTTATTGTAATCACACCAAGCATATATGGTGACGATCACATTCCCCCCATTACCACTAGAGTCTCTGAGGGTGAATGGAGTCCATATGTTAATATTGCCCATCTGTTTCAATTCAGTAAGATCAGTATCTAAATTGATCCAGTTCTGATAATAACAAAAGGGCAATTGCATTTCACACCCTTTGGAAGATTCAGCATAGAACTTAGCATGAGGTCTCGAGGTTTTAACCATAAGGGATGCAGGAACTGACCCACCTGTGTGTGGAACACCGTCCGTTACAAGCAAGTCAGAAGTCATGCCGGCAGAAAAATCAAAATCGCCGGCACCGTGCAAACCAGCACCTGCCATCGGTTTATATGACATAACTCCCATACCATAATGATAAGGTGAGGCATTAACAACTAATTTAAGATGCAAGTTGGCCTGCAGCCTAGAATAGCCTTTAAGCTTCATCTTGATTTCTGGGTGGTTGAAGTAGTCATACCATGGATTAAAGGAGCCACCTAGATAAGTATTGGCCTGCCAAGTAAAGGTGTTAATTTTTACAGGGCGAGAAAACCACTCACCAAGAGTGAGACCATCGGTGTATCCCTCGTTAAATGAATCATCAGCAATAGATGGGGCGGCGCACACATCATTAGTGTGAGCGCCGTCAAAGAATTCAGTGAGCAAGCCACTGGTAGGATTTGTATTTGTGTTTGTGTTCGCAGACGAAATACACCCCCAACATTACGCCTATATTGTGGGGGCGGGTTCTTAACCAATCAGCACGGACCGTCAATCCTAAGCATAGGCTCCGACATGAGCATACTTAACACGTATATAAAATATAAACATGGAACGGCACCGACTAAGATCACACACCATCTTGCACATGGGTTGCAGAGTCGGGTCAGGTTTTATTCCCGGAAATGAGAATGCTTTGCACATAAGTGCAGCACCTCAACATCAGTAGGAAAAACACTACAAAAACCAAAAATATATATATATATATAAAATATATACACAAGCACCGGTTTATTAAGGAACACCGGAAAAACCTTTTGGTGTGGCATTTAAGCCACGTTGGTGTCTGTGGCACCAAGCGCTTTGAGCGCAAGGTACCGATCATGCAACTCCCGGTCCTTCTCAGGATCGGGGTGCACAACCATCTCATATTTTGGATCATGAAGATACCCCTTATCTTTCTTCTCAAGCCACCACTGGCGGAAATAATCATAGGTGAGCAATTGGCCAGAAGCGTTCATAAAGAAAGAGGCTTCAAGGTCACCCCTGTTCATGGAATAATGTTCACACATGATCTCGAGTATTCGCTCGTAGAAGACGTTGTACACGTCCTTGCCATGAAAGTGAACCTCGAGCAAAATTCCCTGAAATAAATCTGGGATCATATGCTCATATTGAATTCCAGCGCGCTTCCTAAAGAAAAGGCACGTCTTGGCCAAACGTTTGAACTCAAGTGGTGGTTTGCAAGAACCTGACTCATCAATCACCATGGACCTGCCTAAGAAAATCAACTCATCGTGAGAAGTAAATTCAGCAATGTCAGCGCCAGTGTTCTTGTGAGCATCCGTATAAGTAATAAGCTGGGAAAGCTCCTCCTCCATAATGCGGCAATTGAGTATATCCGGGTAAGTTACGCCAACCATATGATCATCTCCGTAGGTGACCACATGGACGAGCCTGTTAAACATATCCCGACTAAGGCGCTCGTCATACGCGCTCCCCATGTCCTTCTTCATCCGTCGAGTCCAAGCAACCCAAACGAATAGCATATTCGCAATGCAATTAATTTGGGTGGTGAGTGAATTACCGCTCGTGTTGAAAGACCGGAACCAATATATGACGCCAAAGACGTCAACTACTGGCGAAAGTAGGCAGCACAGTATCGACTCAACGACAAACATTTGTTCATCATCGAAATTACCACTGCACTCGCAGATGGACAAAATAATCCATTTGACCCCATCAGTGACTTCCTGAAAAAGGCTCTTGTCGAAATCTTTGTAATCGCCATCAAAAGCGTACCTCTTGCTTTGAGTGCCACAAATGAAGTTATGAACTTGGTCCCACTGAACACATGTAGCATCTAGGCCAACGACGGCACCAAATACGAACGGGTTAAGCTGCATGACGCGGCATATGGTCATCAAAAACTGCCTACAGACAATGGTCAAGCACTGAGGCCCAACCATAATAAGTCGAGTAGGTTTCTTGTCTTTCTTTACCTCATCCTTGCAGGCTGTCACAAATTTGACTTTCGTCTTGTGGTCCTTCTTGAAGAGAGAAAGAAGCTCTTGATAAGAGTCTGAGAGCTGAGGTCCCATAGTGTAATGGCGACGCCCATCAGGCTCATAGGCACATTTAAACCAAGGATACTTACCCACCCTCTGAATGCCCTCTTGGACATCATCAGGGAACATCATAACCCACGGATGGCCTGGACTAGTTTTCATAGCCATAGCCTCCATACCTTTGTGGTTGGTAGTGGTGATTCCATCATTAGAGAAGTGTGATCCATTAATGGCAACATCAACATCCACTGGGTGGACGTGTTTGAAAATGCAGCCATCACCCTTCTGGTCAAGGGCGACGATTGATTCAAAATATGCCTCAGCTGCATTCATAAATTCATCTGCCAACACTGGATTGTAGTTCTCATGTGTCATTATGGCAGCAATGCCTGCAGCCGCATCATGATTCCGCTTGCTCCTGGTCAAATTATTAACGTGCTTGTCGCTACGCATATTGTCAGGAAGGCCAGTAGGATCCATGTTATATATGGGTTCATACATCGGTGATTTCTGATAGTCTGATGACAAATTCCCGCCACCGGTATCGTAACCAACAACGGCAAATGAATTGACATTAACCTCAACTCCCATCTTATCT